TGCTCCAGTTGCAATAGTGCTAAGGGGGGTAGGTTTTTTGATAGGCCAAGGACACCCCCGACCCTTCCTGTTTCTTTTTACCCCGAAAACGCCTCAATAAGCCACTATCGGCTTGAATCGGATGAGAACCAGTCATGACGACTCAAAACGGCTCTATCGGGCTGCAAACGGCTGAGGTAGGGGTAACAGAACCTCGTTATGGCTCACAAGTGCCTAGAATTAGGTCAAAGCCTAGTGATCTACCCACTCGGGGCGATGAAATGATTCAGTTCTGCGAAGATATCGGCTTCCCGCTTCTGCCTTGGCAGGAACAGTTAGCCCGAGACTGCCTGCGCTATAAGCCAGACGGGAGATGGTTGCATCCACTCATAGGAATCATGCTTCCTCGTCAACAGGGTAAGAGTACCTTCATGGCGCTTCGCATCCTCTTCGGAATCTATGTTCTAGGCGAGAAGATGCACCTGGCTACAGCTCATAAGTTAACCACCTCTTCAGAAATCTTCTTCAAGGTCTCTGAGATTATTGAAGGCTCCCAATTACTCCTGGATAACTTTGCTAAGAAATACGAATCTAAAGGATCACAGGAGATTCGGTTTAAGAACAAGGCTCGCTACCTCATCAGAGCCGGTAACTCAGCTGCTCGAGGTATTGCTGCACCCGATGTAATCCATATCGACGAATTGCGTGAGTTCGATACCGAGGATGTCTGGTCATCGATGCGATTTACTCAGATGAGTAATCCCAACCCGCAGGCTTATGTCTATTCCAACGCAGGCCATGCTAATTCTGTTCTATTACATAAGTTCAGAGAGCGCGGCATTGCAGCCAGCGAAGGAGCCGATGATTCTATTGGCTGGTTCGAGTGGAGTGCTGAACCCGGAGCAGACATAACCGATAAAGAAGCCTGGTATCAGAGCAACCCATCCCTAGGCCATACAGTCCATGAGGACAATATCAAGGACAGCCTTTCAGATCGTGAAGATATCTTCAGAACAGAAATTCTCTGCCAGTTCGTCTCAATGATTAACCCAGTTATTTCAGAAGCCGAATGGAAGAAGTGCAAAGTTGATAACCTTCCTCAACTTGATGTCGAAGCTGATACTTGGATGGCAATAGATCTTAGCCCAGACAGAAAGCATGGCTCATTAGTCGCAGGCCAAAGAATTGACGGCGATAGGTTCCAGGTGAGCCTTCTTCATACTTGGTTCAACCCAGTCAACCTCGATGATAAAGAAATGGCTAACGATATTGCTTATTGGGTGCGTAAGTTCCCAGTTAATGCCGTTGCCTATAGCAAATCGACAGCATCAGCGGTTGCAGCTCGATTGGCACCTGCCGGAATTCCTATTCATGAAATTACAGGCCAGGAGTATCAGCAATCTTGCGATGAATTCGTTTCAGCGGTTTCTAGCCTTCGTCTGGCTCATTCAGATCAAGAGGAATTAACCAAGCAAGTTCTCAGCGCCGTTAAATTAACTCGAGGCGATGGCGGTTGGGTCATGGGGCGTAAGGCTTCCGGAATTGTGTGCGGAGCAGTTGCCTCAGCGATGGTTACTCACTTTGCGACACGCGCTGAATCTGAAGTAGACATTCAGATAGGATAATGTCTAGACAGTAGCGTATAATATGTCCAATGGGAATCCGGGACATTTTTACAGCATCAAAGCCAGCAGTCGAGGTAACAGTCGATGCGGCTTCTACCCCTGCGCCGTTTAATAATACGGCTTCATTTAATCCTTTCGTATTTACTCAGTCAGTTGCTACTCGCCAGCAGGCTATGGCCGTACCGACAATCGCACGCGCACGCAACATAATTTGCAGCACGCTCGCCTCACTCCCACTCGAGCAGTATTCAAAGCTCGATGGATCACACATGATGACTCCAGCAGTTATTAATCAACCAGACCCACGCGTTCCTGGTTCTGCCATTTACGCATGGCTTGCAGAAGATTTACTCTTTCACGGAATCGGCTATGGACAAGTTTTAGAGCAGTACGGAGATACCGGAAGAGTTCGAGCATGGACTCGAGTTGCTCCAGATCGTGTAACTCCAAAACTCAATTCTCTTCAAACCGAAATTATTGGCTACCAGGTAGATGGAACAGTAGTTCCAACTCAAGGTGTAGGTTCTCTTGTCGTATTTTATGGACTTGACGAAGGCGTGCTTAATCGCGCAGGCCGTACTATCCGGGCAGCTCATGCGCTTGAACAAGCCGCCGAAACTTTCGCTAAAGAGCCAGTTCCACTTCAAGTTCTCAAGTCAAACGGAACTAATCTTCCAGCAGAGCGTATTTCAAAGCTTCTCGAGTCATGGCGTACAGCCAGACTTACTAAGTCAACAGCGTTTCTAAATGCTGATGTTGAATTGCAAGCGTTGGGCATCGATCCTGCCAAATTGCAGCTGAACGAGGCTCGTCAGTATGTCGCGCTGGAATTGGCTCGCGCTTGCAACCTTCCTGCCTATTTCGTAAGTGCTGAAACCACTTCTATGACATATAGCAACTCAGTTTCAGAGCGCCGTTCACTTATTGACTTCTCAATGAAGCCAATTCTTTCAGCAATCGAACAGCGTTTATCTATGCCGGACTTTATCGCTTCAACTGGAGAAATTCGTTTTTCACTAGATAACTTCCTGCGCTCAGATGCTCTGCAACGCGCTCAGGTTTATGAGATTCTTAATCGAATTGGCGCGATGAGCGTTCAGCAGATTCAAGAAGAAGAAGATCTAATCGATAACAAGGAGAACGCATGAAGATAACAATGCCAGTTGCCATTACGGCAGCAGATGCAGAGTCTCGAATCATTGCAGGCCGCATTGTTTCATGGAACGCAGAAGGCAACACTTCAGCAGGCCGCACCATGTTCGAGCCAGACTCAATTACAATGGCTAAGAACACAAAGCTTGTTCTTCAGCACGATACTACTCGCCCGCTTGGCAAATTAATGTCATGGGAACAAGATGCAACAGGCATCACAGCAGAATTTAAGATCGCCAAGACAACAGCCGGCAATGATGCTCTCGAAGAAGCCGCAACTGGCCTTCGTTCAGATTTCAGCGTTGGGGTCGATGTACAAGCTTGGGACAACAAGGATGGCGTAATGGCTATTAGCGCAAGCAACCTCATCGAGGTCAGTCTTGTTACAGATGGCGCTATTCCAGGAGCCGAGGTCGCAAAGGTCGCGGCTGAGGACACACAAGTTTCTGAGACAACTCAGGAAGAAACACAATCAACCACAGAAGGAGAACAAGTGTCAGACACTACCGTTCCAGAAGTTGCTCCTGCCGCAGAAACGGTAGAGGCTGCAAAGGTTGAAGTTAAGGCTGCAACAGCACCTTACATTTCAACTACTGTTCGTAACCCAATCGTTGATAAGGCTTCTTATCTCGAGCATTCAGTTCGCGCAAAGCTTGGTTCAGAAGAATCTCGTATGTATGTTGCAGCAGCAGCAGATACAACAGATAACGCTGGCCTCGTTCCTACACGCCAACTAACAGAAGTCATTAACGGCATCTCAAACGCAGATCGCCCATCAATCGACTCAATCTCACGCGGCACTCTTCCAGATGCAGGCATGACATTCGAAATCCCTAAGATCACAGTTGCTCCAACAGTTGCTATCGCATCTGAAGGCGGAACACCATCAGAGACAGACCAGAACGCAGCGTTCGTATCTGTCGATGTTAAGAAATTCATTGGTCAGCAGACATTCAGCCTTGAACTTCTAGATCGTTCTTCACCAGCGTTCTTTGCAGAACTCGTACGCCAGATGGAATACGCATACGCAAAGGCAACAGATAAGGCAGTTTCAGATGCTCTTATCGCAGGTGGAACAGATGGCGGAAACCGCACAGTTTCAGCTGCAAACATCGCAGACTTCGTGTCAGATGCAGCAGTTTCTATCTACAAGGGAACACTCGGATTCGCTGAGAACATCATCGTATCTCCAGAACAATGGGGTAACTTGATGGGACTCGTTGACGGTTCAAACCGCCCAGTATTCCAGCAAACAATCAACCCACAGAACGCTGGCGGAACTTTGACAGCTACTGCGGTTCGCGGAAACCTTCTCGGTCTTAACCTTCGCGTTGATCGTCAGCTTACAACTGGCTCAGGCGTTGGCGATAACACAATGCTTATCGTTAACCCAGATTCATACACATGGTATGAATCACCACGCCTATCACTTCAGACAAACCTCATCTCAACAGGTCAGGTACAGGTCGGATACTACGGCTACGGCGCAGTTGCTACCAAGCTTGGTGCAGGCGCTTACCGCTGGATGGTTGCATAACCAAAACTAATCATGGGGGAGCTGCTGCTCCCGGTGGCTCCCCCAGTCGTTTAATAGAGAGGATGTAGAGATGGCTTCAATAGTTACAGTTGCAGAACTAAGGTCTATTCTTGGTGTCTCTACATCCCTTTATAGCGATGCTTATTTAACCGATGTCATTGACACAGCCGAGGCCGTTATCTTGCCGATGCTTGTCAAGTATGCCAACGCAATTGATGAAGTGGAGCTAGAAGCCAATGTTGCTATTTATAGAACGGTTGGCCAGAATGATTTTTCAGCGGGTCAGAGCGTAGTCATCACAGGATGCGGCTCCCCATTTAACGGAACTTTCACAATTTCAGATTCTTATGATGATCTCTTTACTGTAGCAATTACAAACGCAGATATTGCTCCAAAGCAGGTTATCCCTTCAGGCTTGGCTACTCTTTCAGGCGCTTCAACTTATGTTGGTGTCAGCGCAGTAGAGTCAGCAGTCCTAGCCGTATCAGTCGAGGTATTCCAATCTCGTATTGCTCCCGGTGGACAGATCGAGGGAATTGACTTCACTAATGTCTCGCCTTACCGCCTTGGTCGCAGCTTGTTTAATCGTGTTTCAGGACTCTTAGGGGCATACATCGACACCGATTCAATGGTGCAGTAATGTCAACGATTCTAGATACCGTACGCCAGCCGTTAGCGGATGCCTTCGCCAATGTCGCAGGCAATGTTTATGCCTATGTGCCAGAAGCGCCTATGGTGCCATTCGTGGTTACAGTCCCGGACTCTCCGTACCTAGAACTCGAGACTATTAACAAGTCAACGCTTCATATCAAGATTAACCTCGTAATCTCAGTTGCGGTTGCATATAACAGCAACCCTGCATCGCTCGACAACCTCGAGCAGCTCGTAATAAGTGTTCTGAAGGTGATCCCAGTAGGGTACACAGTCGGAGCGGTTGAAAAACCAACAGTTACTCAGGTCGGGCCATCTAATTGCTTAGTTGCCGATATCAGAGTTTCTACCTACTACACACAAACAAACTAAGGATAAATAATGGCAACCACAGTAATCACAGGTCGCGATATTTCTCTATCTTTCACAGGTGGAACAGATATCGAGGCTCAGGCTCTTTCAGCAGTTCTAACTAAGACCAATGTTCGTGAGACATACCAGACTCTCGATGGTGAGGCTTATAAGACTGTTAACACAGAGGCAACTTTCGCTCTTTCAATGCTCGCAGACTGGGGCAAGACTTCTTCAGTATGTGAGGCTCTATGGGCTGCAGCAGAGGCACCAGATACAACAATCTCAGTAACTCTTACAGCTGCAACAGGCGCTCAGTTCGTGTTCCCAATTCTTCCAGAATTCCCAACAGCGGGTGGAGCCGGAACTGATGCTCAGACTGTAGACTTTACATTCAAGGTAGCAAACGGAACTGTCACAGAGACATTCAGCTAAAAAGTAGAAACGGGAGCAAACAATGCAGCAACAGATCACAATTAAATACATAGACGGAACCGAAACCACTTATATGGTTCGCCCGCCAGATTACGCCCGATGGGAGATGGCAACTAAAAAGGTCATCTCTCAGTTTGGGGGTATGTGGGACATTCTTTATGTTGCACATAGCGCCATGAAGCGTGAGGCAGGCGGTAAGCCGACTAAGACACTCGATGTATGGATGGAATCCGTAGACGATGTTGAAGTAGGTGGGGAAGACCCAAAAGTCATCCAAGAGGAAGCGTAAGCCGACTCTTAGTTGAACTGGCACTAGCTACACAGATTCCTATGGATCATTGGCAAAGTGCCGAGGATATTCTTACAGCAGTTGAAATACTAGAGGAGCGTAATCGTGGCAGATGAATTAATCGGCTTCGATAAAACTGAACTTCGCATGGTATTCAAAGCCTTAAAGAATATGAGCGATGAAGCAAACGAAGAGGCCAAGCGCCAGTCCGGCGCTCTGGCTGAATTCGCTAGAGATGAAGTTATCCAGAAGGCTAATTCCCTTCAGAGTAATAAAGTCGCAAGCCGAATCGCTGAAGGCTCGAGGGTTAAGAAGTCCAGCCGTATTGGCGAGATTACTTATGGATTCGCTTCTCAGAAGTTTTCAGGTGGAGCAACCACTAAGACAATCTGGGGCGGTTCAGAATTCGGTTCTAACAAGTTTAAGCAGTTCCCTGTTTGGTCAGGCCGTGAAGGTCGAGGCTCTAAGGGCTGGTTTATCTATCCAACGCTTCGCAAGATTCAACCGCAGATTGTGGCTAGATGGACAGAATCATTCGATAAGATTTTGAAGGAGTGGACATAATGGCAACAGGTACTAGAGCATTAACGCTCAAGCTGCTCGCTGATGTCGATAACTTCACTAAGAACCTCGATAAGGCAGATAAAGATGTTGCATCCTTTGGCGATAAAGTCTCAGACTTCGGTAAGAAAGCCGGTCTAGCCTTTGCAGCAGCCGGAGCAGCAGCCGTAGCCTATGCAGGCAAGTTAGCCATCGATGGCGTTAAGTCAGCCATTGAAGATGCAGCCGCTCAAGAGAAATTAGCTCTTACCCTTAAGAATGTAACTGGCGCCACAGATGCCCAGATAGCCGCTACAGAGGATTACATAACCAAGACATCCTTAGCCTTCGGCGTTACCGATGATGACCTCAGACCATCCCTAGAACGCCTTGCAAGGGCTACTGGAGATGTCGAGAAGGCTCAGAAGCTTCAGACTGTAGCCATCGATGTTGCAGCGGGCTCAGGCAAGTCTCTCGAGGCAGTTACCAATGCAATGGCTAAGGCAGCCGAAGGCAATACAGCCTCACTCGCTAAATTAGGTATTGGGTTAACCTCTGCTCAGCTGAAAACTATGAGCATGGATCAGATAACTGCAAAACTTGCAGACACTTTCGAGAACCAGGCTTCTACCAAGGCGGATACATTCCAAGGCAAATTAAATCGCCTCACAATCGCCTTTGATGAAGGTAAAGAGACTGTTGGAAAATACATTCTTGATGCCATTACTCCAATGGTCGAAATTCTGGTTAAGAATGTTATTCCAGCAATTCAAGATTTTACTTCTAATCTAGGTGAGAAGCTTCAGCCAGTTCTCAAGGTTATCCAGCCAGTCATTAACGGTCTGCGTTCAGCCTTTGGTTCTGTTAGCGATGCCCTGGCTCGTAACAATGATGAACTAAAGCCTTTCTATGGCTTTATGAAGTCAATCTATAATTTTACTGTTGATTACCTGGCTCCGGCAATTGGTGAGACTTTAGGGCTTGCTTTTAAGGTTCTTGGTAAAGCTATTGGCGGAATTATTGATCTCTTTGCTGATTTTGTAGATAAGGTAAGCAAGATTAAAGATTTAATTGATGCTATTAAGAACGCAGGCTCAGCGGTAAAGAACTTTATAACCTCATCATACGATACAGGGGCAGTATCACCTGCTGCACCAAGTTCCCCAAGCTTACAGACCCCATCACTTCCACAATACATTTACGCCAGCGCTCCAGGCACTACCAATATCACCGTTAATGGCGCAATCGATACCGAGTCAACTGCTCGTCAAATCGTAAGTATTCTTAATGACTCCTCAGCTCGAGGAACCCTAGGCGGGGGCTTAATCTACGCATGACCGCCTGGACTCCCACCTATAAGATTCAGGTAGATGGCTATGAGGTAACAGATGTTACCGTTGCCAACCTAACAGTAACTTCTGGCCGTACTGACATTAATCAGCAGCCTGTTGCAGGCTATTGCCAGTTACAGTTAATTAACTTTGATAACAGTTCTTATGATTTTACGGTAGGCACTAGCCTTTCAGTCCAAGTAACTGATTCAAGCGATGCCTTCGTTCCAATCTTCGGCGGATATATCTCAGACTTTACTATCGCCGTTAATCGCGCAGGTAGCCTTGGATATACCACCACCGCAACCATTACAGCTCTTGGAGCCTTATCTAAATTACCTAAGATTATTGATAACGGTATCTTGTCCCAAGATTATGATGGAGACCAGATTTATAGCCTTCTTTCAGGATATCTATTAGGCCAATGGAATGAAGTATCACCAGCCGAAACATGGGCTACTTATAACGCTACTGAGACTTGGGCTAACGCCGTAAATATCGGCCTTGGTGAAATTGACCAGCCAGGCGATTATGAAATGATTCCACGATTATCAAGCAAGACAGACCTTTACTCTCTTTGCACCGATATTGCTAATTCAGCCTTTGGAACACTTTATGAAGATGCTAACGGAAATATTGGTTATGCAGACCAAACACATCGCCAGGATTACCTAGCGGCTAATGGGTACACTACCCTCGATGCTAATAATGCCAATGGCTTGGGATTAGCTGCTACCACTCGCGCTGGAGATCTTCGTAATTATTTCAATATCATTTATGATGCCAATGGAAGCAAGTCATATACGGCTCAGGATGCCACTAGCCAATCGTTATTCGGAACTTATGCCGAAAACTATACTTCTCGCATTAAACATACAGCCGATGCTGAAGCTTTGGCAGATCGTTATATCGAGCTAAGAGCCTATCCTTACCCTAAGTTCCAGAGTATCTCTTTCACCCTTGGAAACCCTGAAATTGACGATGCCGATAGAGATGCCCTTATAAACATCTTCTTAGGTCAGCCAGTCTGGATTCAGAACTTACCGCCTAATATCACTAATGGCTCATTCCAGGGCTACATCGAAGGATGGACATTCAGGGCAAGCCTTAATAATCTCAGCATAACTTTCAATGCTTCTCCGATAAGTTTCTCCCAAGTTGCGGTAAAATGGGAACAGGTAAATGCAGCGGAGACATGGAACACAATTAACACCAGCCTAACCTGGCTAGATGCGATAGGAGTAGTAGCGTAATGGCAACAACAACCACGAACTTTGGGTGGGATATCCCTCAGTCGACAGACCTTGTAAAGGATGGCGCTACCGCTATTGCTGCACTTGGCCAAGATATCGACACAGCCCTAGTCGACCTTAAGGGCGGCACTACAGGACAGGTATTAGCCAAGGCATCAGGAACAGACCTTGACTTCTCATGGGTCGCACAAGATGACTCAAACGCTATTCAGAACGCTATTGTCGATGCCAAGGGTGATCTCATTGGCGCAACAGCCGCAGATACTCCAGCCCGTCTAGCGGTTGGAACAAACGGCCAAGTTCTTACAGCTGACTCAACAGCGGCAACCGGCTTGGCTTGGGCTACACCAGCAAGCGGTGGGTTGACATTACTTTCAACAACCACTCTTTCGGGTTCATTTACAACCATCAGTTCAATCAGCCAATCATATAAAAGACTTTATATTGTTATTAATGGCGTAACTTGTTCTTCTAGCGGCCGTTTTAGAATCTGGCCAAATGCCTCAGTTACAGGCGATACTTCTTTCTCATCATTTGAAAATACCAGTTCCGCATCTAATGATAATAACTATTGCATTGTTGCAGGTTTTAATAACAATGTTAATGGCTCAGGGGGCGGAAATGCTTTCACACTATTAATCGACAATTATGCTAGCACGACGAAGCAAAAGCCATTTAACATGTTTGGTCGCTTTATCGATGGTTCTAGCGTTGCTCGAAATCAGTTAGTTTTCGGCGGGTATAAATTAACTACTGCAATCTCAAGCCTGGGTATTGATTTTGATGCAGGCTCACTAACCGGCGGAACCGTTCTAATTTATGGAGTGAACTAATGACAAAATCAGATAAGCCTACAATCAGAATCCACAACACCGAAACTGGTGAAGTTATTGATCGTGAAATGACTGCTGAAGAACTTGAATCATTCTTGGCGCAAAGAGCTAAAGATGAGACAGCAAGAAATGAAGTCGTGGCCACAGCTGAGGCTAAGGCTGCACTCCTTGCTAAATTAGGCATTACTGCCGATGAAGCGGCTCTGCTACTGGGATGACCCCAAAACTATGCAAAGCCGGACAACAGTTAAGGCTTCAAATCGATGATTCTTACCCAGACAGAGATAGAACCTCAGATGGCTGGATTGGCGATGTCCGTCATTCAGCGCGTACTTCTGACCACAATCCTGATTCAAAGGGTATCGTCAGAGCCATTGATATTGACCGGGATCTCTCTGGGAAGGCAAAGCCAGACCTCATGCCTGACCTTGCAGATCAGATACGACTCTTTGCAAAGTCTGACCCAAGCAAGCGTGTTGCGTACATCATCTTCGCAGGAAAAATTGCTTCACCTCGCATGGGGTGGCGTTTCAGAAAGTATTCTGGAATTAATGCGCACAACCACCATTGCCATATTTCTTTCACTCCAAAGGGCGATACAGACGGTTCGTTCTTTAATATCCCAATGTTAGGCGGCACTAAATGAACATGAAGCACCCAGCAATAGTCTCACTCGGAGCGTTCCTTGCAGTATGGGGAACTACTTCTAATTTTGCATTGGACTATCGCTCAATCCTTGGTTCAATCGTTGCTGGCGTATTTGGTTACGCATCTCCTAAGAAATGACCGCGCAGGACTTCGCAGCTATTGCCGTTGCGATTATTACAGTTCTAGGCGGCGTAGCAGCTTATGTCCAGTTCATGATTAAGCATTACCTATCAGAACTTAAACCAAACTCAGGCTCAAGCCTAAAGGATCAGGTTTCTCGACTAGAAGCGCGTGTCGATACAATAATCGATCTATTAGGTAAGTAACACTTCTACTATGGCAAGGAAACGACCAGTCATAGACTTAGATACTTACAGCGCCTTAGATGCTTATTGCATAGCGATGAACGAGTATTACAAGTCATTACGCAGAGCGGGATTTACAGAGACTCATGCCTTCTGGTTGTTATCAGATCGTGAATCATTTCCTGACTGGATTATCCCGAACCTACCCAACCGGATAGACAATATCCCATACGAGGATGATGACGAGGACTAAATGAAGCGAATCGTTATTCTGAGCGATTTACAGGTTCCTTTCGAGGATGTACATGTAACCCAGAACATAGCAAGATTCCTACAGAAGTTTAAGCCAGACCAAACAGTTACTATCGGTGACGAAATTGACTTCCAAACAATTAGCAAGTGGAGTGAGGGAACCCCTCAAGCCTATGAGCAGAGCCTTGGCGATGATCGCGACCGATGTGTCGAACTCCTCTGGGAGTTGGGTGTTACTGACTGCATCCGAAGCAACCACACAGATCGTTTATATAACATCATCATGAAAAAAATTCCATCGTTTCTTAGCCTTCCAGAGCTGAGATTCGAGAAGTTTATGAAATTCGATGAACTAGGAATTACCTTTCATAAGAATCCAATGAATATCGCTCCAGGCTGGATAGCAGTCCACGGAGACCATACGCCTATTAAGAACCTAGGTGGCTTATCAGCCCTCGAGGCAGCCCGTAGACACGGTAAGAATGTCATCTCAGGACATACTCACAGAGCAGGCCGTAGCGCCTTCTCAGAGGCCTCTGGTGGCCGTTTAGGGCGTGTTCTGCATGGAGTCGAGGTAGGTAATCTCATGGACTTCAAACAGGCCTCATATACCAAGGGAACGGCTAATTGGCAGCAGGCTTTCGCCATTATGTATGTCCAAGGTTCTACCGTTCAAGTCGATCTAATTAACATAGAAAAGAACGGCACCTTTATTGTTCAGGGGAAGGTCTATGGCAGGCCGCGAAAGTGACTTAAATTACAGCCTAGACAAAGCCATTGATGAAGTGGAATTGTTACCGTTTCGTTATCAAAATATGCTAGTCGAGGTTGAATTGCCGTTGTAAGGTTCTCTCAAGAAGCCAGAAATACTGGCTAAAGGGAGATAAATGAGCATTTACTTAATAACCTTCTTAGCTGTAACTATTCCATTTATGGCTGGTTATTACCTAGGAGTATCAGACGGCAAGGTCGAAGGCCGTATCGAGTCATTTCAGGCGAAGCGATGAACGCCGGTGACTTCCTTAACGAGGCAAAGGCAATCATCCAAGATCGTGGAATGGACTACGGTCACCCGACAGACAACATGTCCAGAACCGCATCCTTATGGTCTGCATACCTCGAAATGCCTGTTACTGACTACCAAGTGGCTATGTGCCTGGCATTGGTCAAAGTCGCAAGGAGTATGGAAACTCCGAAAGTCGATAATTACATCGATGGCGCAGCATACTTTGCTATATCAGGACAACTAGCGACAGAAGAGAGTGAACTATATGTTTAATTTAGAAGATTATGAGACGGTCGAAGAACGCCTAGTTAAGTTTTGGAAGGATCACCCAGATGGTCAGATTCATACGAAGTTGTTGGATAGCAGTTCTTCTCGGTTTATCGTTGAAGCTTCTATCTTTCGAACTGAGGCAGATGCTCGGCCTTGGACAACTGGCCTTGCAGAGGAAACAGTCCAGGGTCGTGGAGTCAATGCGACTAGCGCTCTTGAAAATTGCGAAACAAGTGCGATTGGCCGCGCACTCGCAAATGCAGGCTATGCTACTAAAGGAAAGAGAGCATCGCGTGAAGAAATGTCAAAGGTTGCTGCAAGCCAACAAGTAAAGGCTAAGGTTGAAGAAGTAAAGGCTAAAATGGCTGATACATCAAAGGAATATATCCCAGTACCAAAGGAAGATGATCCATGGACAGTAGCGCCAGCAGCACCAGTTCAGACATTGGAAGCAGCAGTCGAGATGGTCAAGGATGTCCTTGGTGGCACTCCAGTAGACGAGAGTTGCATACATGGTGCGCGTGTTTGGAAGACCGGAACTTCTAAGGCGGGTAAGCCTTGGGGAATGTGGAAATGTACGGTCAGCCGTCAGAACTTTACAGATGAACCTTGCGACCCAATCTGGTACGAGATTAGTTCCGATGGTACTTGGAAGCCTCAGGTGAAAAAGAATGGGTAAATTATTCTTTCGTAACCAGGATGATGAATGGGAACAATTCCCTACTGACGAAGAACTGTATATGGCTCAACAATCGGCTCATGATCTACAAGCTTTAGGCTTTGCGATTATATGCCAATTATGTAATGAGCCACCAACTGTTTCACAAATCAAGCTACGAGCCTTGCAGAACGCATGGAAGTGCGATAAATGCGGGACTATGAATTCTGCTGGAAAGGCATGACCTAATCCATGTCACAGAGTAGAAAACACCGGGGCTACCGCACCGAGAGGGTGATTGAATCCTATCTCCGTACTTGGTGGGAGAACGCTAGTGTCGGTAGAGGAGCGGGTAAAGACATTCACCATGTCCCATTCGATGCAGAAATCAAAGCTCGCAGCGAATTCGCACCTCTCAGTTGGATTAAACAAGTATCTAAACGGGCGGCTGGCAAAGAGCTACCGTTCGTGGTGTGCCGTATGAATGGCCAAGGAGAAGATGCTGCCGAGTATCTTGCCTTCATGCGGTTTGGAGACTTGGTTAATCTATTACTGAAGGCCGGTTACGGCGATATTCAGAAAGATTCGGTAGAATTAGTTCCTGAGAGATGCACTAAATGTGGATCGTGGAAACTAGAGGATGTGCCATGCCGCACTTGCAAGGGCTGAACTAATGCCTATATACGAATTCGAATGTACCAACGAAGAGTGCGAGGCTAACTTGCGCTACGAGAAGGAGTTATCGATCCATGAACCACATGATCCAAAATGCCAGTTTTGCCACAGCTCGATGCAGAAGATTTACAGCGTTCCTAACATCCAGTTTAAAGGTTCAGGGTTTTATTCAACAGACAATTAGGGAGCAATAATGGAAAGACCAAAAAATGATGAGTGTTACACGCCCAACTGGGTGTTCGAGGCTATGGGGCTCAAGTTCGACTTGGATGTAGCTGCACCCATAGATCGTACGCAAGTATCTGTTCCTGCTGACAAGTTTTACACAGAGGCTGACAATGGTCTTGCTCTTCCATGGGAAGGTCGTGTATGGATGAATCCGCCATTCTCAAAGATTACACCTTGGATTCATAAGTTCCTTGAACATGGCAATGGTGTGTGTCTTGTGCCTTTATCCAGTAATGGAAAATGGGTTAACGAGCTATGGAGTAGCGATGCAGCAGTAACTTATTTACCGGCCAATATGGCCTTTGTAAATCGTAATGGTGAATCAATCAAACACAGATGGAGATGCTCGATGTGGGCGTTAGGGGCTGAAAATGTTGAAGCACTTAAAGGGATTAGTAAGGTCAGATAGTTACACACAACCTGTGGATAACTTTGTACAAAACATCACAACACGCTCAGGACACGCCCAAGTTATACACATGCTTGACAGCCTCGGTACACTCTTGGCTAGAGCCCTCAGGGGCTCAGGGCGGGCGCTTAAGCGGATAGCCCGCCCGGTAGCAATCGTTATTGGGATATCTCTATGCTTACCCATGAGTCACGCATCAAGTGGCTCAATAGAAGCAATTGATCCAAAAGATTATGTACGATTTACATTAGATAAAAGAGAAGCTAAATGCCTATCAAGGCTTATAGGTAAAGAATCTGCTTGGAATCATAAAGCAGTAGGGAATCTAGATAGTCCTACTAAGAGTTATGTATATGGATTACTACAGCTGAAGAACCCAATCGTTAAGGACAAGTCACCTATTGAACAGATACACTATGGACTTAAATATATAGATCATAGATATCAAGGCGATACATGCAAAGCATGGAAGCATTGGAAGGATAAGGGATGGCACTAATCAAGAAGCTTCTATGTGATCTGTTTAATCATCAATGGCTATATATTCAATATCAAGATATTCATTATGGTATATGTGATCGATGCAATGAGAGTATCTATGTCAAGTCTTAAAGGTACTGGGTCATCTAACAAGTGGCGCAAGATAAGGGAACAGATCATCAGAAGAGATGGATGTTGCCAGATGTGTGGGTCAGATGAACGCCTAAGCGTTGACCACATAGTGCCACGCGTAGCCGGTGGAGATGATAACCCTAATAACTTGCAAGTATTATGCAGCAGTTGCAATAGCAGCAAGGGGGGTAGGTTTTTTGATAGGCCAAGGACACCCCCGACCCTTCCTGTTTCTTTTTACCCCGAAAACGCCTCAATAAGCCACTATCGGCTTGAATCGGATGAGAACCAGTCATGACGACTCAAA